AAATCACCACGAAGCCATGCAGTCTTAGCATCACCAGCACTCATCTTGCGAATAAAGTTAATGCTATCCCAACCCTTTAGCATTGTCCATGCTAGAGTTTCAGGTACACAACCCGAACAATCTGCCAGATCGAGTCTTTCAGTCATCCAATCAAAATCTTTTGCAATAGTAGTCGTAATGTTGTAAGGCTGGATCATTACTGGATCCCAATCCTTAAACGACCACTTTACATCTTGGATTAGCCATGCATTAGCGTTACCACCGTGAGCAAGCATGATAGCCTTAGGATCGTCTTTGTATTTAGAGTTAAAAGTTTCGAGGCCTAAGTTGCCTTTACCACCCGGAATATTGACAACGTTTACACGTTCATCAAGATATTTCGAGAGTTCAGCAGCAACTACGTCACCCCAAATAGCTGTACCAGTTCCCTTTGGGCTAGGTACTACCAACGTATAGTCAGCATATGCGGTTGTGATTGTCATAATCATCCCAACAATAAAAGAAATAAAGTGTTTCATTTTCACCTCAGTTTAGAAAGTTTAGATTATATATCCCTATCGTTTGAAACGTTAATGCTTCAATCTTAGGAAAGAGTATGAATGCTAGGAGAATTGCTGGCCTATTAATTGAGAAAGTTTTTGCCAGTAATCCTAGAGTTGAACAGATAGCCAATGCAATCAAATCAAATTTTGTATTTGTTACTTGATAGCATGACCAACAAATTAAAACGAATATGACTACAGAGTATATTCGTGGTGGAACTTTTAAGATCCACGTAATAGGTACACTTAAAAATAAACAGAATAATCCTACAAGAATCGTTCCTCCTATATATCCAATTGCCATCGTATCAAAGAACTTGCCATCAAACTGTATGTCAATCGAGCCAAGTTCAAAGTGCAACATAAAGAACAGCGATAGTATCACTGCAGCAAATGGTGTACCCGGTATTCCAAACACTACGGTTGGAACAAATGATGCAGCGTGTACTGCGTTGTTCGCTCCTTCTGGTCCTACAACACCAGCCACACGGCTGTGAGGGTGAGATCGTTTAGCTCGTCCATAGGATAACCAGTCAGCTACTATTCCGTGCACACCAGGGAGAGCTCCAACAAATGATCCTATTAATCCTCCAGTCAATGCCACCTTTCTATACTTATACCACGATTTTATGCCTAGTATTACGTGCCGAAAGTTAGCATTAAGATTTTCTACCTTTGGTTGTTTGATGAAAAGACTTACAAGTTCCGGAACTGCGAATAGTCCACTTACAAAGATACTGACAGCAATGCCAGATTCAAAGTATGTATATCCGAATGTAAGTCTTTCGGCATAGTTCTCATCTACTCCTACATAACCAAAGAGTAAACCTAGACATACACCTATCAATCCTAGTATCTTGTTTTCCTTCACTAGAAAAACTACACAGCTTAACGCAAAGACATTGAGCAGAAGTAATTCGAGTGGACCAAACACAAGTAATAGCTGTGCGTAGTATGGCATAAAGAAGAATACCAAAGATCCGTATATTATACCACAAATTGTGCTGCTTGTAAAGGCGGAACTGAGAGCTAAAGTTGCTCTACCACTTCGTGCCATCGGGTATCCATCAACCACTGTAGCTGCAGATGAAGATGATCCGGGTATGCCAAGTAGAATAGAACTCCACGTGTCGCCCGTCGTGCACGCGGCCACGAGCGCGGTATAGAACAGAACACCAAGATATGGATCCGAATAAAAATATGGCAGAAAGATATAGCTGATTAAGAGTGCTGTTGTCGGACCAGCTGTAGGTATCACTCCAAACAGGAGTCCATATAGAACTCCGGCCAAGATAACAAATAGTTCCATTAGTCTATGAATTCACCTTCGAATAATATATTTCTATTTCCACGTTGATACCTCGATGCAATNACNGTATCAACAAATTCGTTAACATTCTTCCATTTGATATTTATTCCTTTAATATCTGCAGANANNGTNACNTTANTCTGATTAGTCTTCCAGANCTTTTCACCTTTNGCNGGATATATTTTTGGNACGTTATCTTCTGTNTGGCATGCTAAGTTACACTGTTCTAAGTAATCGATCCAGTTGTAATTCATATGCACTTTCTTACCTTTCTTTTTATTATAGTCTATAGTAAGAAACATTTCTTTTGTAACACGGAATAGATCTTCGAGCTCATCATTCCATTCATAAAAGTCAGTGATATGAAGCTTAACGTAATCAAAGAATTGATTATTGACTTGCCACTCATCATCGTATAGCCACTCAATGAGGAATCTTTCTTCAAGGTCGTACTCAACACTGTTTGGTATCTTATCTATTTTTTCTTCTAATAACAAATCTTCGTTATCCAAGTAATCATGTATCTTTTGTTTGGCGTCAACTATAAGCGGCAGATCCATCAGGTCATCGAAGAGGTTCTTGTAAAAGTCATAGTACTTTACACCTTGCGTATTTCTAAGATACATGGCAAGATATTTTGTAAGATTTCCAGTATGACAAGCAACGAACATCTTGCCATATAGCTTCATAGTCACCCAATCATCTGGTGTAAAAGTCGAAGTGCCTATAATAAATTCTGTTTCTTGTAAGACATCATCCTGTCTCATAAACCTTTCATGTGGCAAGTGCTTTCTCTTAATTGTTTTGATCTTCCACTTGTCTTTATATTCTGGCTTATTGGCTGGTGCATTCGGCAACATCTCAAAGTCATAAACTTGGCATTCATTGTGGATGCCCCACTCAATTGAATCGGCTAGTGCACCCATCCAGCTTTCAACGTTATCACCGGGCATGCCCATGATAAGCTGAGATACAACTGGCATCTTGCGTTTTACAGTTTCACGAATAATTGGTATTTGTCTTTCAACGGGTATGTTATCTCGATCGATACAATCAAGCACGTTTTGTTTAGTGTGTTGTAGAGAGATAAGGTGTTTATTGACCACACCCATATCATGAAAGATCTGGCCAATTTCCAGAGATCTTTCGGGTGTATTCTTTGATGGATTATATTGTACAGCTCTTGGCCAGCCGGTGTCAGCATGTCTTTCTTGTAAGTACTTTACAATGTCGAGATCTCGTGGCATAATTCCAAGGTTAGCACCAACATGCCAGAGGTACGGTACTTTCAGTTCATCTGCAAAGAAATCAATCTCGGCCTTGACTCGTTCCATAGGAATACGCCTGACCTTCTGCATTGTCTGCATACCCCAATCACAGAATGAACACTTAAACGGACAACCTCTATCTGTCTCCCACATAATAACCATAGTCTGCGTGTCAGGGTGATTGATATATTTTTCTCTAAAATTAAGAATCCATTCTTTGTTTTCAAGCCACGGTGAATACTGAAAGTTAGTTACGAGTTGCATAGGCCAAACACCATCACGTGTAGCCGTACCTCCAATTTCTGTCTTGCCTTGAAGCAATTCTGCGAAAGGTATCTCACCGTCATGATGCACAACAGTGTCAATCATAGGATACATATCCCAGAATTTTGAATTCATATAGTCTGCGTGTGGTCCACCAGCCACGACATGGCATGATGGATTCGCTGCTTTTATTTTTTTAGCAATCTCAACATTAAGATTCCAATTCCACTCATAACAAGAAAGGCCCAGAAAATCAATACTTTCTAGGTCTACTCCTTCTAACATACGATCAGCATCTCTATTTCGAAAGAGAGGCTCTAGCCAATTTACATCGAGATCAGTATACTTATCGACATATGTCTTAATATTTAAAAATGCTATCGGTAAGTAAACCCTGGCATCATAGATGTTTGGGCTACTAAAGAGTACATTCATATTAGTCGTCTGGCAGAGTTAGCGCATCTAGATTAATTTTTGGATCTTCGGCTGAATCATATTCAACATCAACACTAATTGATCTAGTAATGCCGTTTTCTACATTATACGCATTTCTTTTATCTGCTTCAGCTAACATTATCGTATTTGCTTTAAAATCTAGATATGCCTCTGGAGTGTAGAATAGAGTTACAAATGAATATTTAAGAGGATCATCTGTATGCTGGCCGGTCACCAGACGCTTTGATGATGTCTTTATCCTCTCCATCAGTCCTGCATCTTCTAGTCTTTTAGATTCTGCAATTGCTTCAGCTGAAGCCGGATAGAAAGATACATCTGTGCTAGGGCGGGTATATGTGACTATACTATAAATGCTCGCCATATTTTTTCTCCTATATGATGCGTGTGTTAATTGGTTGTTTAAAATAATAGCCAGCCGCAATCATATCAAATGGATGCATCTTTCCATAAAATTCATTTGATGTCCAGCTATCTTCTTCTTTATTATAGTCAAACCAAGGATTTGTACCGTAAATAATATGTATACGATATTCCCTAGCGTTTTTGTCAAGTGGAATAACTCTATGCGGAATATGAGTATCCATCACATAAGCATTCCCTAATTGAAACTTATAATCTTTAGGATTATCTTTTATCTGCAAGCAGAAATTATTACTTGTAATCAGCGGTATCATGATACGAGTATTTTCAAGTAAGTGTTCATCTTTATGCCAACCATCATCAATATGGCATTCTCCATGATTACGATCTACGGGTTTAGAATCAATCTTTCCTATCCTGCCACGTATCAAAGATCGATTAAGGCATTCATTACTTAGATCTTTCAGAGCTCCATTATTAGCGGCTTCAGTTACTTCAGTAAACGACCAGCTATCATAATAACTATCCTTTAAAATTTCTGGCATAACTGCAGTGTCATTCTCATGACGCTTGCCACCTCTGTAATAGCGATCACCCTTCATCATGCGAGTACCAAGTGTACTATAATTTTGTGGAAGATTTTCTATGTGATTTGGATTGTGCACGATACTCAAGCACGTATAGGAAGTCGATTTAGTCGGTTGGCCAGTAGGATTATCGTGTGATACAAATCGATAGCCCTTTTCATTGCCGGATCCATATCTCCAGAATGATTCTTCAATGCTATCGCCTAGTGCTTCCCAGTCAAACTGCAAACCCGAGATCTCGAGCATGTTATTCTGAACATCGAGTTCAGGCTTTATATCACGAACCTGTAAGAAGTCGGTGTGTTCTCTAATATATTGTTGCACCGTCTGTGTTTCTGGGATCTGACTCTTGTATACTTTCCACATGATCTTTTAGTTCTTTGCCAGAAATGTTATTGTAAAACTCATAGAAAGGATCTGTTCCATAACAGTGAGCATCATCTGGTAACTTTGCAACAAAGTCTTTAAACTCATTCCAGACTTGCTGTTGCGTTTTTCTATAATGGTTTGGCGTATATTTAAATGTTCCATCCCACCAAATTACAGTTTTTCCAAATAGACTATAGTATTTATTAAAGTCTGTGATGGATCCGTGATTCAATACAATTCTACTCTTCATGCTCCATATATCTTCGGGAGTAATAAAGCGAACCTGATCTTTCCACATATTCTCGAGATCATCACTATCTAGTTTAAATTGCCTACAGTATTCAAAGAAATGTTCGGGTTTGCCAGTCCAGTCATGAAGCATAAATCGTTTTATTGAGAATATCGCAGGATCAGTGTCGAATAGGTAGAACATAGACTTGTTATGCCAGCCTATGTTTTTAATAAATGCAAATGCTTTCAGGCCGGATCCTACACCTACGAATGTATCAAGAGGACCGGACTCGTCTATAAATGTATTGAGGTATCTTTCTCTATTCAGCGCAAATGTAACCTTAAAACTATTTGCAATATCTTCTGCTTTTCCTAAATGCGTTACAGTACCATCTTTCATATACGATTGCTGAATAGGTATACCATAATCACTTGTTTCAATGTTTACCCACGGTTCTAAGTTTCGAATTCGAGCAAGAGAAAAGTGACGGAGATCAAGCGCTAAGTTGAGATCATCTTTTACGAGGTATGTCTCGTGTACGTGCTTTCTTCTATCGTATATTTTAGGTTTTTCTTTTAAGAAATAAAAATTGGGAGAAGCCACCGATTTCTTATTTAGAATAATGTCCGGAGTATCGTGGCCTGTGGTGTGTAGTACCTCACCCTTATCGTTCAAGAATCGAGTCAATGTTTATCATATCTCCAAAAGTCCAAGTATTGTCATATTTATTCGCTAAAATATCTCCACATACGCTATAAACTCTTCCATATTTTCTTTGCAAATATCTACGTTGCATCATCACTGCAGCTTTTTCTCTAGACTTAGGATTGCCTACATACCAATCCTCCCATCTATAAGTATAGTCACCGCCGACAAATGGATCTGTCTTTGCTTTAAAAGTACAGTCATCCCACAAATCAAAAAAGATTTGTTTATCATCCATATCGCCGGCCTTATCTCCTCGATCGTATACTTCTAATCGACTATCTCGAAATATACTGCTAGCACATCCTGCATCGTTATTCCAAAAGACACCACAGCCAGATCTTTCCAAATGATTCAATGTAAACCGATTTGAAAACTGGCGAGTATCAATGAACAACTTACGGCCAGTATGATGCCAGTTCGGATGTCTATCTTTTGCAAGCTTGTGTAAGTAGCGAGGTGGAAAGTATATCTCGATATTACGACTGCCAATAAAGATATACCTGTCTTCTGGTATTTGTTGAATGGTGTGGATATGTACATTCTTGACTGAGCATGGCTGAAAGCTATTCTCTGCTACAAAGAACATACTATGTCTATCCTTGTACCACTCCCAGTCTATGATATGAACAGGTACATCGAGTTCCTTTCCGATTCCTTTAACAATATCCGCCACTTCATCTGATTCAAACCAGAACTTAGTGTAGTAGAATTCTACATCTACACCTATCTTCTTTAAATATCTTCCTATGATTTCAGAATCAATGCCACTAAGAAGTACAGCAAACTTAGTAAAGCCTGATTGTATTACAGTCCTCATTAAGTATTTTTCAGTTTCTTCTCGTAAATCTCCTACATCTTTAGGAAGCATCTGTGGTTTACACACGACACTATGTATACATCCGTCTTCTTCGAATGCCTCGGACATAGTTGTAAGAGGTTTACCGTTGACCGTCCAGTCAAACCAGTTCGGTTCTAAATCATATGTCAATTATGCTGCTAATGGCCTCATTGGATCTACACCTAGCATGTTTCCCCATGCTGCATAATAATGTCTCATACCTACCTCATCATGAATAGTACCATTCTCATGGCGACCATGTAAGATACGACGAGTTTCAGTACCTTCTCTCATTGTAGTGCCTTGGCCTGCAACACCGATCAAGTCTTCGTGCAGGTTTCTACCAAACGGTCCCCAAATTGAGTTGTGGTGCTTAATACGAGTCAGTCTTTCTTCTTTCGTATCTTTCTTAAGACCATAGCCTCTAAACTCAATAAGTACTTTGTTTGGCCCAATAGGTGTGACGCTATCGCTTCTATAAGCGCTACCGCGTAGATTAAAATTAAATCCAGGGAATAGATCAACCATATACCATTGATTTGGTGGGAGGTTAGGGAAACTAAGCTCGCCTCTATCCTCAAACCCATCATACTCTTCGTAGTTGACTGTAAATGAACTGACATTAACGTGGCCGTTGTCGAACGGTATATTTTTTCTAGCAAAGTATTCATCGTTAAATCCTGACACACGATTAAAATAGTGCATAAAGTCGTGGTAGAACTCGCTGTTTGTATCATGCCACAATTTATAGTTAGTGTTTATGATAGCTTTGTGATAATGGAAGACTTCCATCTCTTCCGTATCAATCGCTTCTGCAATACAGTCAAAAGCACCAGCTGTCCATTGATCTACACTTTGAGTTGGATTAGGATCTAACGTTACCCATACCATGCCACCATGTTTTATTTCACAGTGTAACTCTTTACCAAAGGTATCATCATTCCATACTTTACCAGAAGGTTGCTGTGGACCGTTATTCAAGTATGCTTTAACTCTATCGCCAGTATTCCACGCAATAATATTTTGGCCTGCAATTTGTGTTGTTCTAAATTGAAATTTATTATACATTTCAGAGATGTGGCACATAGGTACCCAAACCTTACTAAAGATTTGTTCCATCTCTTGATTATGAATTTCTTCATTATTATAGCATTCGCTAGAGATGTATTCTATATTCGGGGACTCTAACCACTTCTTATGATTTCTCGGCGCCATATAGCTCTCCTTTAATAAGTTGCCGGATTCTGTTTCGAGGCTCCGGCGGGCCCAGAGATTATGCCGCTAGGCGCATCTCAGGAGCAAAGTTATCGTTTGCATTTACTTTCTTGAAGACTCAAGCATCAGTCGATCCTATTTCGCCCCCATCATAAGCACACTCCGTAAAATGTGTTTATGGTGGAGGCGGCCGGTACTGCCCCGGCGTCCTGTCTACCATCCAACATCTTCAACATTATTTATATTATACCACAACCTAAGTGGCATGTAAAGGCTTTTTTATATAAATACTACCGGATTTATAATAGGTGAAACAGTATGCCAACAAAATTAAATGAAGGTACAGAGGTAGCTCTACCACTTCGCAATATCATTAGTATGATTGCTTTTACATCACTAGCAACTTGGGCGTACTTTGGTATCGTTGAAAGATTAAACTCTGTTGAAACGCAACAGACTATGATGAAAACCGATTTGGAACAAAACACTGAGTTTCGTATCAAATGGCCGCGAGGTGAGATGGGAAGCTTACCTGCAGACAATGAACAATTTATGTTGATTGAGCATTTAGCAGGTGAACTTGAGAGTTTAACCACAGAAATTGAATCTGGTCAAGCACCGTTTGATCAGCAGCAAAAGCTGACATTAGAATTTTTTGAAAAACGAATTAACCATTTAGAAGAATCAATTGAAAAAATTAAAGACGCTCAATTAGAAATTAAACAACGAAACGGACATTAAAATGACGACAGAAATGGTATGCATCACACTTTTGTTATATGTTAATGGCGTGGTAGAATCACACGTTGGTCACCACAAAATGGTTGATTGTTTGAAAGCAAAAAAGACTAGTGAAAGAACTTATGATGGCGACAAGCCATTTAGGTTTACTTGTCAGAAACGACTAGTAGAAGTTGGTAAAGACGATAAGGGTAACAACTATATCGTTCGACTTCTAGACACAGAAGAAAACCCGCGGATCAAAGCAAAGAGCGCTACAGAAAAACTCGGAGGATGATATGGTCAAAGAAGCAATAGTCTTATTGATGTTCTTTGGCAGTCCTTTGGGTCTACAAGAATACACAGTAAGAGATGGCTTAAGCGAGTGTCTTAAAGCTAAACGTACGATTGAACGTAATGTTAAATCACCAACGCAAAAAGAATATAATGGTACAATGAGACTAGCCTGCAAAAAGCTTGAAGTAAAAGTAGACGAAGGCAACCGCATAGTTGAATTTGTCAATACTGAAAAAGATAGTCTAAAACCTTTCTAAATCTTATAAATACTATTGAAAGCGATTTACATCATATCTACGCGAGTTATATCTAACGTATACACCACGGGTAGATCAATATGTTTGCAGAAGCAATGGCTGGAATTGCGCTTGTTAAATCAGGCGTAGAATTTATTAAGAGTAATATTCAGACTGCACAAGATATCGGTAGCTTCGCTGGAGCTATCGATAACATGTTTGCAGGCCAAGAGCAAATCAACAAGAAAAGATCTAAGAATTCTGGCGTTGGTGTAAAAGACCAACTCGGAATTAAATCTGTTGCACAAGAAGTAATTGATGCAAAGTTGGCTGCTGAAGCAATGGATGAAATGCGTCAGCTAATTGATCATCGCTTCGGGTACGGTACTTGGAAAAGTATTGTAGATCTCAGAGCACAGCGTATAAAAGAACAAAAGGAAGCTGAAGAACTAGCTCGAAAAAAACAAAGGCAGGCAAATGAAGAAAGAGATCATGCTATTAAGACCGCGCTTGGTGCAGTTGCAGCAATAGTGGTTATAGGTGGAATGTTTGTTGCAATGTTCTTCGTCTTTACAAACTAATGACAGCATTCATACTCATTACAGGCTTTTTTCTAGTTATGGGCATAATCCTATGGGGTGGATGGGTAATCGAACAATCATATGATTATCCAAGTATTCCTGAGACTGAGCTCGAAAGAAAAGTAGCTTCTCTCAAAAGAAGATATGAGGAATTGAAATGGAAGCTGTCCTAATATCAGTTGCTTTATCTTTCGTAGGAGCAACTCATTCTTGGTCTATATGCAATAACTGCTTGGTTACAGTCTGTGAGTATCGCATGGATCCTAAAGTTAATTACTACAAAAGCTGGTATCCGACTGTTCTACATGTTCCGTATGGCAGTCGGTGTCCAGCTTCTGTAAAGCAAAAAATTTATAGACCTAAGAAGAAGCGCTAGTCCTCCATATCATGGACATAGAGTTGAATTAGCGCGTAGTGTAGGACTTTCATCAAATCTTTTCTAGCATCAGATGATGTACCTTTCTTGCCATAACGCTGTGCATACTTCAGTACATTACCAATACAGAATCCTGTACCGTGTCCTCCATCAATGATAAACTCAGTAGCTTGAAATTTATCTTTGGAGTAGTGTGAGCTGTACGTTGAGTCAATGTATTCTCTAAACTCATCAATCAACTCGCCTTCATTAAATTTATAGTCCATCACGATCCTCTCGTATAAATGTAAGCTTTGAGTACGGAAGCATTCTCTATGCCTCCAACAACAGTACCCCAATAAGTGTAAGACACTGGTCCTTTTGACGTAGGAGTCTTCATCTTCTTATAAGGCTTACGACCTTTCAAACAAACACGATATCTTTGGTTACTACCTGACTGCTTGAGCCAAGCGTTAAACCGTGATACCATGTGCTTTACCATTTGCAATTGATCCATATCTTCGGCATCATCTCTTGCGAATGATCCGATATAAGAATCAGTCAAGTAACGTGGCTTTTCAATCGGCATTGTAGTACCTCTCATATTCTTTCAAATCATTCTGAATGATATCATATTCTTCAACTGCGGCTCTTGCCTCAAGCGACATTGGCTTGAATGCATCAAACGCTAAAGCACAGAACTCGTTACGAGAAATATTGTAATTCTCTTGAGCGAATTCTTGACCTTCCAAAGCGGCTGCTTTCACTTTACCCATAATATACTCCTTACCATACTAGCAAAATTGGAATTGCTACGACGACTACACAAAAAATTAAACCAGCACAAATTTGCTCAACGTTATGTGACATAATAAATCTCCTAGAAACGAATTGATGCGAGAGAGATAGCAGTTGTATCTGCTTCGATACCTAGCTCTTTGGCCAGCATATACTGGAGAGCTTCAGGCTTAGTACCTTCGGGCTTTGACATACAAAACGCGATGATAGATCTCCAAATGTCGTTTTGATCTTTATTTTGAAATTCGTACTTAACCATAATTAGCTTCCTTTTCCATTTTATAGATCTATTATACCACAGAAAAATTCAAATGTAAACAAAAAAGTGCATTTTTATTTTGAAGTAAATCAATCACTTACGTTTTTTTCTTCAAAAGGAAAGATTTTATTAATAACTTTACCACACTCAATGGCCAGATCCATGTGTTCTTTCTGAGTACCGTTAGCCGATCTCAGTTCAATGTAATGAATCCAACTACGAATCGTACCATTTACATAGAGTCGCGACTTAGTCAGTCCTTCTGGCAATACCGCTCGAGCTTGTTCTTTTGCTATACCGTTCTCAATAGCCCAATCATATGCAGACTTTGCATTATCAATTACTTCTTGCTGCCTAGCGTTCCAAGCATAATGTAATTCGCTTTCATCATCTAGCTCGATACTATTTTGTCTATTCTTTGTATCCTGTAGACGCGCTTCTCTTAGTACAAAATCATTATCAAGATCACGAATATCAGCATACCGCTGGCTAAACTCTTGAAAGGAAAATGACCTGTGTCTAAGGAGTTGTCGTGCAATGTCTCTCGTTGTTTCAATTTCAAGACAGGCTGATGCCATTTCGAATGGTGACCAGTGTTTGTGTTTAATGAGGTATTTGAGTAGGCGTTCCGTTGTTTCGGAGTTAATCTGGTTCGCTGGATTGGAGACACGGGCGCAATACGCGATGAGATCTTGGACATCCTTTCCGACATAGAGTTCTCCTTCTACTGGTTGACTATAACTAATTATTCTTACGTTCACAGTTTGAATCCTCCGAATTTTTCTTGAGACACTCTTTCGCCACTTTGTGACTTGTCAAATACAGGAGTGTCATCAGTAAGATTTTGTTCACTTTCTTCTACGTCATATAAACGCATTTTAGCTCGATCAATACCGACTACAAATCGCTTGTGCATTGTTGGATCATTATAACGATTCTTCAATTGCTTGACCATCATCTGTCCATCTTTTTCAAGCTCTTCAGTTGAGATCAAGGCAAACATTAGATCTGCTGTAGCGGGTAATCCAAAAGACTCGGACGTATCTTCAAGCCCAACATCCGAGTTACCATAACCACTACGAGTCGTTTGCGTTGCAGAGAAGATCGGTACTTCGAACTCGACCGCAAGGCCACGTAGCTCTTCAGCAATTGCTTTAATGTAAGTGTATGAATTGATAGATCCTCCCATAGCTTTCATTCTTGATGAAGCACAGATGTTGAGATAGTCAATAAAAATAATATCAGGTATGAATTGCTTTTTAAGTTTTAGCTCGTTAAGCAAAGCACGAAAATGACCAGAGTGTGCAGAGCCAGTAGGATATTCTTTTACAATAAGTCTGCCGGTCGTCTTACGAGCAAGATCGGCAACCTTTGTTGTGAACATATCCTTTGACATTGTTTCAAGCTGGTCAATTGGAACGTTAAGTAGATTGGCATCAATACGTTCAGCAATTCTTTCTTCTGCCATTTCCATTGTAATATAGAGGACATTCTTTCCTTCTACCAGAGCTGAAGCACCAACATGACACATAAACAGAGATTTACCAACGCCAGTACCAGCGAGAGCGATATTAAGAGTCTTTGTCGGGACTCCACCCTTTGTGATCTTGTTAAAGTATTCGAGATCGAATGGAATGCGATCCTCTTCTGTGTGGTAGAATTCATAACGTTCCTCTACGTTTTCGATATAATCATGACCAACGTTGGTATCAAACGCAACTCCCAGAGCTTTAGTCAATAGCTCCGGAAGTGCATTCTTTGTCAACGTGTCATGCTTGCCGTCAATAATCGTAATCGATTCCATGACCGCGTTGTAGATAGCACGATCTTGGCACCACTTCTCAGTGTTCTCAAGTAACCAAGATTCGTCTACCTCATCTCCGTCAAACAGTGTACTAGCAATATCAACTGCTGTAGTAAACTGTTCACTACTGAGATTCGAGTGTTCATTCAATTCTACGAGGAATGCTTCGCGAGCTGGCAGTGAATTATATTTTGCAACGTATTTACCAGCTTCTTTGAAGAGTGTACGATAGGGACCTTCAAAGTATTCTGGTTTTATGAAAGGCAAAACCTTTCGCATATATTTTTCATCTGTAAGAAGTTTTCGTAGAATTGTTTGCTCAATTCTTAAATTCATGTAATAGTCTCTCCAGTTTCTCTATCCGTTGCTTGTACAAAACCTTCTTCTAGTCCAACACTAATGACTGAAGATAATATATCTCCAACATGTTGTTGCAACTCTACATCTTGTACTGAGAGATCTTTGTCCGGCGATTCTACAATTTGAAAATCATAAGTGATAGCTTCTTGTTTATCATCATATGCAACTTCTCCAAAGACAATTATTGTCTCTGGATATTTGTTTTCAAGTCTGATTGCCCATGCATCTGGATGTTCATCATGGTGAATAAACGTATAGTCTTTATTCTCTTGCATCTTCAATATCCTCCAGTGAAGCGTTTCCACCGATCTGATATGCTTGCTTGAGAAAATCGCTAAAGTCTGTTTCAGCAAAGATTGGCTTCCAGAAATCTTCTTCTAGTGTTGCGGCTTCTCGTACTTTCGACTCGAGTAGTTCGCCAGTCTCACGGTCAACCCGCGAATACCAACCATTAGATGGCTTAGCGACATATTGACCTTGCAAAGCAATATCAAGCAGGCCTGAATACTTTTGTACTCCACCTTCCCAAGAAACCGAGATAGGAATTTTGGACTTTTCTTTAACATAGCGTGATTTCTCCACATTAATCACGAAATCGTAGCCTGTTACTTCAGTACCTTTTTTGTTCTGCCTACGACCTAGAATCCAGATATTGTCGGCTGAGTAATAGATACCAGTACCACCGGAAACAATTGCTTTAGGGAACAAACCAATTTCTTGATATGTATGATTGACAGCAATCAATGGAATGTTTTTCATATTAAGGTACGGTGTACACATACGGAACAAACCCTTGAGAGCTTTAGCTCGTGACATGTCGGCAACAGACTTTTCATTAATAGCATCTTCCAATTCTTTCTTCGATGCTAGGTTACCAACTGAGTCAATTACAATAACGACTTTATCATCACGATCCAGACCTTCCATCTGGCCAATGATGTCAAACTTGAGTTCTTCTACGTTTGTAATCGGAGTATGTAGTACACGATCAGTGTCAATTTCAAATTGCTTGAAATAACTTTGAGGCGAGCCAAACTCTGAATCATAGAAGAGAAGGACAGCATCAGGATATTTTTTCAAATAAGCTGAGGCCATGATAAGACCAAATGATGTCTTAAAGTGTTTGGATGGACCGGCTAGCACAGTGAGACCCGGTGCTAAACCTCCATCTACAGAACCAGATAGTGCTACGTTGATCATAGGCACATCGGTTTGAATCATATCTTTTTCTGTAAAAAATTTAGACTCAGAAAGAATTGAGGTTTCTTTTACCTTACTATTCTTTTTGAGCTTATCCATAATTGACGGCATTATATACTCCTTTGATTATGATACTATTATACCATAAATGCATCCAAATGTACACTATCTTTTTTATAAGACAGTGTCCTAGTTTTATTATCTTGTACGAGAAAATTTGTATCAATCATCGAGTTATCTAAGTAACCATTGACAAACTTATAAACATGATTAGCCATGTCTTCTGCAGTAGTAACAGGAACGTTTTGACAAATGTGGTTGATGTTTCGCACTCCACCCTGAAGAATAAAATCTTCAGGTAGTTTCATGATTGATAGGCATTCGCGAATTGTCAGATATCTGTCTTCATCAGGGTGTGTAAGTGTAAGAGGATATGCTCCTACAAATGCTCCAATGTAATTCTTTGGAATGTTTACACCACGCCTCATAATATTGCCACCATTCTTTAATTTGGTGTACATGTCTAAACAACGCGTTGCTTGCTTTTCAAATCCATTCTTTGACATCCACTTCGAAACACGATCATACGTAACACCACTATCTTCAATGTAGTGTTTTACATCATAGCTCTTTTCAACTTTATCTTGAAATTGGCTGTGAGTAATTCCGCCTTCGATTTCTTCGAGAACATATCGGTAGTATGGATCTTCGGATGGAACACTTGAGTTTGCAAGAACTGACATTGGATCCTTAGGATCTCGTTTCACAGAACGAATCGTGTCTTCAATCTTTTCGTGTTCTCTTTTTATATATTCAAAGACAGGTACTTTTTTGCCTTTCCAGAAAAAATAAAAAGTACGATCTCTTACTTGTGCCAATCCATGAAGGATGCTTTTTGTTTTATAAATTGTAAAGCTGTATCCGTATTCGTCAGCAATTCTTCGAAGATCTTCGACAATAGGTTCTCCCATCTTCGAAGCGAGTCTTGGTGCGTTTTCGCCCCAGAATACTTGAGGTTTGAGTGTACCCAAGACATGCCGAGCAGAGGTACGCATCCAATCATTAGCAGCAGCGTCGCTGCTACTTGTAACGCTAAGACTAGAAAGGCCAGCACAAGGGCAAATGGTGTTGACAACATCAACAGAAGGTACATCAGGTACCCCATCGTCTCCAATAACATGGTAAGGAACTTCGTTTTTATAGTGTTCCAATAAATGTGTATCATTAGCTTCAAACCCTGGGTATGAGAGAATGTACTCAGGACGTTTCCCGAATACATTCTGCATGGCGATTGTTTCACCGCCGATAAGTGGTACTATACTTGCATAATTAGGCATAACTTACTTTCTGTTCTTTTTCACGGTCATCCAATTCATATTCTTTTCTGTATATATTATTGGCTTTAATGACATCGTCGAGAACAGAGAACTCACCACGTGCATATGTAGAGAATGCGTTAGTGTCCTTAGGGAAGCAAGCTCCACCAAAGCCTTTCTTTCCGTCAGGCCCTGGAACTTGTGTATGGCTATGTCCAATGCGTGGATCAGATCCAATAGCATTAACAATCACGTTATACTTTGAATCAGTATCATCAATCAGATCTTTAAATTGATTGAACCACAAAACCTTTGTGGCAAGGAAACAATTGATTCCGTACTTGACAAAACTAGCCTCCATTGCAGTCATATGAATAACTGGACATGGCTTACACTGGCTATGCTTTTCATAAAGATCTTGTACACGACGAGTTACCATCGCGTTTCCTCCAAAGATATGCATAGGTGGATTAACAAAATCTTCTAAGTGATTTGCTTCGGTTAGAAATTCAGGATTGTAAACTACATCTGAATTTTTACTTAGTCTGTCGACTACATCGGGTGTAACGGTTGACTTAATGATAATAGGACAGGTGAAAGCTGATAGCTGCTCTACGACATCTTCTACAATAGAAGAATCAATACTTCCGTCTGGACCAAATGGTGTAGGTACACAGACAAATGCTGCGTCCAGTCTAAACTTACCTTTTATATTATCGAGTGTTGTGTTATAGATCGGATCAATGATATGCTTATCAACCTGTGAAGTGGAAAAGCCGTGATCAACAGCTTTCCCTACATATCCATGTCCTACGATTGCGATATTAATTGACATTGTAATACTCCTTGTACCAAGAAACAAATTCTCTTACACCTTCAGAAACGGGTGTTGTTGGCTTATATCCTAAAGCTTCAAGCTTTGTTGTATCCGCCCATGTTTCTGGCGTATCAGCTGGATGAGCAGGCACCATATCGTATCTACCTTTACGGTCGAGATTCTTTTCAATCTCATGTACGAAATCCATAAGCTGGACTTGTTCGCCATAACCTATGTTATAGATTTCATGACATACACCATCACTTGTTTTAGCTGGCTTAAGGATGTCATCGGTGACAATCACAACACCTTGTACAATATCATCAACGTAAGTAAAGTCACGTTTCATATCGCCAAAGTTGTAGATTGTAAGTGCGTTATCTTCAAGGATAGCATCTGTAAACTTAAACAGCGCCATGTCCGGCCGGCCGTACGGACCATAGACAGTAAAGAAACGAAGACCGGTGGATCTTGTAAGTTTTGAATGCATAAACTGACATTCATTCGATCGCTTTGACCAGCCATAAGCATTGTTCTGGTGAGCAGGTCGATCATGCTCATTCCATGGAAGTGGCTGGCCATGCATAACACATGAGCTTGAAGCATAGACTACTGGTGTGTCATACTGCTCAGCAACTTCTAGGATTCTTTGAGTACCAGTGATATTAGTATCAATGTAATGCTGTGGCTCTTCAAACGAATGACGAGGATTAGCATATGCTGCAAGGTGTAATACTACATCTGCATTCTTAATTAATTCTTCATACGAGTCTGGCTCTTGAATATCAGTGTGTGCTATCTCAATCCCAAAGCCATTTAGTATAGCTTCACGTGTATACTTTAGTCTAACGTCGTAATAGTCATTGAAGTTATCAAGACCTGTTACTTTCCACCCTAGTTCATGAAACTTTTTGGCTGAGTGAAAGCCAATCATGCCGGCCATGCCGGTAATAAAAATCGTCTTCATTAGAAAAACTCCTCGAGTCCTTGTGGTTGGTGTTCATCGGTAGTGGCTAGTTCAATAATTTCATTGACAACATCTGCTCCGTCAGAATGCTGCTTCCAAAATTCAAACGCCATTTCCCGCCATTCATCTCTCATCGATGGTGAAGATCTTAAATTGATCATAAGATCTCGACACTGTTGAAAATTAGTGTAGTCGAGACCAATCGTACCAGTGTCTTTACATAGGCTCACCGGTTTGTCCTGTACTTTATGTATGACATTATCACAGAAGTGTTTATGGAAAATAGGAATAGAACCACATGCAATAATTTCTGCATGACAGTTCTCAATATTATTTCCATAGGTTTCTGCTTTAAGGTGATACAAGTCTGCACCAAAACCTGACTTAGCTAAACGTTGCATACAGTCATGGTTTGTGTACTGTGGATAAAGATATGCACCTTGGCCAGCTTCTTCTGTGCCATACATATCTTCTCTAAACTTTTCTGTTTCGCCGTGTTGTTTTTCAGGCCGAAAGTAATTTACAACCTTACGACGATCTGTAGGATTCTCATTCTTATTATCACGATAGAGTACCAATGGATATTGAATAGAAGCTTCCAATCCTTCAAGGACTGTAATAAATCCAGCTTCCATCAAAGCATCTTGATGGTAGTCAATCATGAGAGCTGGACCTTTCCACATTGCGGTGCGGCCAATCCAACGTACGTATTCTTCGTATGTTTCCTCGATTGGTTTCCAGTATTTAGCTCGGTGACCATCATAGTCAAAGCCAAGAGACATTTTCTTGAGAGGTACCATGATCTTGTTCTTCTTCATAAATCGTGAGAAATCATTCTCAAGACTATGAGTCATAATCACGTCCATCTTCTTACATACTTCAACAAGGTTAGCATTACGTGCAATCGATGCAGCCTTATGGTCTACATTGATAAACGCTTTACGTACTGTGATAGCATCGAGAAGTTTAGGAAAATTATCTTGGCAATCTTGTGGATGGCCTTTAGATGGTACAGAATACACGATACATAGATCATGTAGATTAATCACCTTAGCCATCTGCTCCCATTCCGTACCGACTGACAGTTCAGTCTGTTCGATATCGAGACCTTTGGCTCTTCCCCACTTCTTGTCATTAGCTGACAGGATCGTGGCTCCGGTTACTTTCTGCATTTGTATTGCGCACTGTGTAACGCCGCAACCCTCGGTACCACGACCGAGTAAAATGATAGTCTTCATATTTCGCTCCTTACACTACTATTATACCATAGTAGTGTCTATTTGTAAATATAGTTTATTTATGATTTTGTATTATTCAACTGTGCTTGTCATCAGCTCAATAACTTCATTGACTTCAGCAGCTTCTGCTTCTTTCTGAGCTTCAACTGC